ACGCCCTCCGTCATCAATAAATTTTGCTAAAAAGCTACCACTAGCTTCAGTGCTTAATATTACTTCATCATTACTAGCTGCAATCTTAGCCATCAAAACAGACCCTTCCCATGTTGCTCCAGACGTAACAGACGCATATCTAATTTCTACTTGTCCACCATTAAGCACATCTGCTTCTGTCGCTTTAGTCCAGCTTGCTCTTACGAAATCAGTTCCTCGACTTTGAACTTTAAAACTACTTACGTTTTCAGGTGGTGCAACTTTTCCTAAAGTATGTACCTGAGTTCTTAACGGATTAATCGAAAATAAATTATCTTTATTAACACCATAAATAAAAATATTTATATAACCTCGGCCTAATCCATCGATGTTATAAGTTGTCCCATTTACATCGATTACTGTATAAGTAGAATTAGGTAGTTTGTCAGGACGAGGAAGAGCAGAATCTAAAAATTTATACGCTAATTTATATCTATTTACGCCTTGTAAGTTATCCCAACTAAGTTGTAATTGGTGAACGGCTCTGTTATTTATAACGATAATTTCTTCATTAACAACAAGGTTCCTTGGTGTTAAAGGGTATGGGAAAGTAAAACGTTTAGCCATCTGAGCTTTCTGTCGCAGCTTCTATTTCATCATACTTAGAAGCGTCATAACGCATAGCAGTAAACATATAATTTAAATCATCGTCTTCAGAAACACTTAAAATCCTGTAATCAATAGGCTTAATCTCACTGTTAGCCTTGTAATTTGTAGCGACCCAAGTCGCTCCCGCTACGGGTGCTTCAGAAAAAGCAGATTTAACAGTAATAGTAGTTCCTGAGACAGAATCAATAACTCTTGTCTCAACTTTCCCATAAGGAACATTTGAGCCTGTTGTCAAGGCAGCTGTTGGCAATAAAACAGAAATTGAATCATCAGCAGCAGGGACAAGAGTGTTTGCAGTGTCGTCTATTGCAAAGACAGTAGTAGAGGTAACACTAGCTATTCGACCTCCTATTCTATTTTCAGCTCTTAAAGGATCAGCAATACTAACAACCTGTCCAGGTCTAACCAACACCCCGCTATTTAAAGATGAAGAAAAGGAAACGACTTCACCCTCGTAATTTTGAGTATGAATTACCCAACGCCCCATCCTTTCGGCTTGTGCTCGATTATTACAGGCAAAACTTGTCACATTCTTAACTCTATAACCGTATTTATCTGTCAACGCTTTTTTAGCTTCAACAGTGACGTAATCTTTTTTCTGTAAATCATTATTGAAGTAAGCAACATTAACAACTGTATAACGTGTCTCAACAGGCGATCCACCGTAACTAAAACCATCCTCGGTCACATTTGATCGATTAAATAAATAAACCGAATTACCTGGCTTGTCTACTGATAGCTGTAACTTTCCTGAAGCGTAATAAGGCTTTGCACGTAAACAAGAACATATATCACTAATAACTCTGTAGACCTGTTTTGGTTCTTTCAATACAACATTACAACTAAATCGAGGCTGACCATGTACTAACTCAGAAGCATATTTTGACGCTTCAAAGAGAGAATATTTATCAATGATTGTTTCATCAATATCTCTACCAAGACCATAATCGTAATACCCCTCCCTCTTCTCTCCTACTAAACTTGTAGGAATTGTTCTTTGAACTGTTAACAAGTCATATAAAATCCAAGCAGGATCAGAGCACCAATATTTTGTAGTTGTTAATGTCCCACCAAATACATATCCAGCAGGGTAAATGATACGCCCATTAGTTGAATCAACTCCTGGGGTTATTTTATAAGTACAAGTAACTCGATTACTTGAACCACCTATTTCATCGGGTTTATTTGAATCACTAGGGTCAACCTGTAAATCATTAATAAGAACAAATGTATCTTCATCGTTTACAGCATGAATTTTATAAATTCCATTGAATTTACTAATATCAAATCCTGACACTATGCCATCCAATACGTCTGTTGTGTCAGTAACAGTAAGAGTTATCGAATCCCCTACAGATAGGCCATGAACTCCACCAGGAGCACCAGGAGCATACGTTTTAAAGAAGAGTCTCTTGTTATTAACCATCCTGTAGAAACGTGCATCAACAGAAGCAGTATTAGCGGCTGGTATTTTTACTTTTGTTCCCCTTAAGTGGAAAGTCCTTTTGGGAATTTGACGATAAGCATCAGAGTCAATTCTCAACTTTCCATACGCTGAATAGAAGTAATCAGGTGTCTTATTTATTATTTCTGTGATAGCCGTTAAAGAAAAAGCGTTTCTCCAGTCACTATAATTATCGTTTGTTAATCTCTCAATTTTGATAGATGCAGCTTCAGTTCCTACATTATTGCCATCAACATCTTTTAAGTTTCTAAATTTATCTAAATCAAGCCTAAAATCAATAGTAAGAACACTACTTGTGCTCATGTCAAGTTCAACAGCTCCTCCTCTCTTTTTTGAAGATTCAGGAAAGTCACGTTCATAAACTAACCCATTATTATTAATACAAGTTAATTCGGAATGCTTAGCCTCATCTGCCCATTTATTAGACCAATCACCAAAACCATGATGATCAGGAAAAGCATTTATCTCTCTATCATTGTCCATAATGACTAAAATCTGAAAAGCAATGCCATCGCTTATACCTTGCGACCAAGTTAATTGAATTAATAATTCATTTGCATCTCTATTTTCGATACTCTTAACAACAGCAGTAGGGTCTTGATTTTCAGCTTTAGTAACTGGATTATTAAAACGTCTTATTGTTGATGTTCCAACTGCTTCTGTTAAAGGTAATTGAGTTCCTGTCCCTAACCGACTAACAAAACTAACGTTTTTTATGTTGTAATCCTCTTCAACATCAAAGGGAGATATTGCCCTTTCTTTCATGACAGGGACATTATCAAAGAAAATATCTTTCAAAGCAGCCCGATCATATTCCAATGAGTTTGTTATCCCTGCTGCGCTTGGGAATCCTTCTATTTCTCCTTCACCCCACAAATCGATCAACGATAGTATTTGAGGATCAGAATCTTTTCCTAACAAAAGTGTGCTATGAGTTCCAACAGGGTCTTCTACCTTACCTAGCCTTTCAGCTACTTCTGCTAAGTCAGCCTCACCCTCATCAGTATCAGGAGCCGCTTCTCTCCCTGAATTAATCTTGACACTTAAAACATTGCTTCCTGTATAAACATCACCGTAAAGAACAGGGACAGGTATTCCGCTTTTGCTAACGTTCTGGATTCCTGAGAAGATAGTGTTCGTTACTGTTTCAACTTGTTCCTCTTCTCGTTGCTCCTCGTCTCCTGACAAAGCATCAATCCCAGTTTCAAAAACCGTTAGACCGAGAGCCATCCAAGGATCTCCAGTTACTAACCAATTTTTTAGAAACCTGCCACCAAAGTCCAAAAGATCCTCAAACCAACCAGTACCATTAACAAGAGGAACAATCCTGACATCTCCTTTTACTTTTAAATCCTTTAATTCTTCACTTATAGATTGATCACCTATTTTTATTTCATAAAATTGACTAATTTTGTCATAGGGCAAATTAGGCCAATTACTATTTAAAAAAGCTAAGACTGAAGCAACATTATCAACATCAGCATGTAATGTCTTCCATCCGACTTCTCTTGCTAATCGTCCATATAATCTGATCGTTCTTAAATTTGGATCAGGATTAGTTGATTCTTTTAAACGAGGGCAAACAATATAATTTTCTGGCTCTAAATAATTCCATGTTTCTTCTTCTGGGTCAAAAATATAAAAAGGCCACCTGAAAAACTCGCAACTTTCTTTATCTGCCTTAGACGGTTCAACTCCTCCTTGAGGGTGGGAATGAACAACAGCAACGACTTCATCACTTATATCTTCTGCCTCAATCCAATCGTCTGGATCTATAACAAAAGTTTCTAATGGCTGTGCTGAAATATTTCTACATTCCCAGTATTGTTCTTCTCCATCAATCTTGACTAATAAGCCACAAGATTCTTCAGGGAAAACACTTTTACCATGCTTGATTGCATCTTGAGTCCAAGTCATAATTAAACGAAATCTCCAACACTAGGGAACTCTGTTTTCATCACTTGTCTTTTCGGTAATGTTAAATGATTAAAATCTAAGATAGAACGTAATTCAAACTCTACGACTTCTTGATTTTCTACGATTTTACGATTAATAAAAAAGACCTCATCAGGGAATTTTGTTGTAGGGCTTGAATCCAACCAAGACGGTACATCATTTGTCTCCCAATTAGCAGCATCAATATATTTAACCAACGTCCTAATTCTTGTTAATCGTGCTTCAGCTAAATCTTGAGCTAAATTATTTTCACCCGTAACGGGATCTATATAATTATTGACAGAATTTAGTATTGCTGTCATTGCCCCAAATAAATTACTTACCCTAAAAGTAGGTCTTGGCAATGCACCTTTAACCCTGTATTCAATCCCTTCGACGATGACAGGCCAAGCATCATAAGAAACACTATCCCAAATAATTTTAGAGGTAGTAGTCTTTTCATTAACACCTGAATAAAAGTATTTAATACCTGGAGCAACATAAGCTCCTGCATGTAAAACAGGATCTAATTTCAACTGAAATAATTCAATTAAAGAATCAGGACTTGAACCTACTAAATCATTAACAGGTACAGTCATTACGCTAAATCAAAGACTTGTCTAAAACTTGTGTTGATCGTTGCTCGACCGTTGTACGGGATTGTTTTATTCCATGAATCACATACATATTTCCCTGCACTTCCGGCTGGTGGTGTCCAACTAAAATGTTCTCCATCTTCTGCTCTTGCTTCAAGAAACGCTTCTATCTTGTCAGCATCATCTTCGGCTACTACAAAAGTTAAAGTATAAACTTTTGGATCTAATTGAGCAGGTATTCCGATCATTTGCCTTTGCTCGTACCCATCGCCAAACTTCACAATCCGTCTAGCAGGATTACTTGTTTTAGTCATTCCATAAGTAGGAGTTGTAGAACCTGTTGCTACATCAACTCCCGTATCATCAAAAGTTGCCATTAGGCTAGTGTTCCTCCTGGTCTTTGTTCTTGTGCAATTATATTTCTAACTGATGCCGAGATCAACATTCCTAACTGCCTTTGATTTGGTGTCCCGCCTTCTCCTGCTCCGTCAATATTAATATTAATTGTTGTTGATCCGCCCATTTGATGATTTGGAATAATTGTCCCCGCACGATCAGGCACAAATAATTCAGGGCCACGCTCACCAACAACGGAAGGTCTTCCTACTGGTGGTCTACCACCGTCAGCGAACCCAATCCAACTGCCTATTCTTCCAAAGATATTACCGTCTTTGCCTCCTTGGCTTTTGGTAAAGCTGCTCAACAAGTCTGTAATCTTACTTTCTATCAGTTTTCGTTTTATAGATTCCAATACGCTTATCATCGTGTCCTTCCATGTTTTTGTTCCTTCAACCGCATCAGCAAGAGTGCTTACGATCCCTTCTTTCAATTCCACTTTGACACCTTCTACAACATCTTTCCAGTCTTGTGTTTTCTTTGCCGCTTTAGTCAAGGATTCGGTGCTCTTATCAATTTCATCTTTGATGATAATGTATTCACCTGCTATAGCTGTCGCCTGTTCCACCGTCATTTTTTGCTTTTCCATAAACCTATCAATCAATCCTTCCATCAATATTTGATTCTCGACCTCCTTTTCTTTTCCTTCAACTTTTGCTCTGATCATTCTTTCCTGATTCCTTAGCGTTTTTAATTCTTTCTCCATCACCGCTTTTGCTATCTCTGCGGCTGATTGTCTATCAAACTTACCGCCCATGAAATATGTCTCGCCCGATGATTTAAAGACACCCGTTGACAACTGCTTCGCGATTTTATCATTTTCGGCTGTAACGCCTTTTAAATTGTTCTTTAATTTCTCAACGATCTTAACCTGAGCCTCATATCCTTCGACCTGAGCTTTAAACCATCCTTTTTGACTTCTATTCGAAGGGGTTTTTTTGATATTTCCTTCTTTATCTAATACATGTTTCCCTAAGTCTTTTAATGTCGCTTCCTCTCTTATTAACTGTTGTTCCAACAGTGCTTGACTTGTTCCCTTAAGGGCTTTTGTTAACCTTTCTTCTTCTTCTCTTGCTTCTTTTTGACGATCAACAAGCGCTTTTATTCCAGCACCTAACCCAACAATTGCGCCGATAGCTAACGCCACTCCGCCGCCTAAGACGACAGCCAATCCGCCTGCTAACCCTGTAGAAACTCCCAAAGCGACATTGAAAGCCGCTAATTTTGCAGTAACAGCCGCAGTAATAGGAGCCAAAATCGCATAAGCTCCCGCTAGTCCAATAACACCCGCTACCGCAGAAGTTAACCAGCCTGGGATGAACTTTGTAACTTCGACAAAACCAGTTAGTAGCCCCGTGGCAGCTTTCGCCGCTGGAACTAACTTGCTTCCTATCTGTATAGAGACTTCTTCAACCGCGTTGCTTAAATCTTTAAACGCTTGAACAGGACTATCTTTCATTAATTTACCAATCTTATCTGCTCCTTGTTTCCCTAATTTATCTAAAGTTCGAATAATAACGTCCGTTGTAATCTTCCCTTCTGAACCTAATTTCTTTAACTCTCCCGTTGTTACTTTTAATTCTTTAGATAATGCGTTTGTAATTGTTGGCATCTGCTCCGCAATACTTCTATATTCATCCCCTTGTAATCGGCCAGATCCTAATGCTTGAGATAACTGCAAAAACGCGCCAGACGCTTCCGCCGCTGACCTGCCCGCAAGCTGCGCCGCTGTATTAAAGCCTATAAATGTCGCCTCGATCTGTTCTAACGTAATTCCCATTGGTCTTAACCGCGCATACATATCTGTGACACTGCTTAAAGATTCCCTATTACTTAAACCAAAAGTCTTTGCTGCCTTAGCTGCTAACAATGTTGCTTTTTCGTTCTCTCCATATTCTTGGCTTAACAACTTCAACCTCAATTGAACTTGCTTAAATTGCGCCGCTGTATTAACTAACCTTCTGCCTGTTTCTGCTAATGCTAAACGCCCTAAAATTCCCTGCAATCCTCCTAACTGTGAAACAGTTCCATGTACCGCCTTACTTAAACGCCCAGTCGCACGGGTAAATTCTTTAACTCGACGAACAGCGCCGCGAGTCTCTACAACATATTCAACCCCGACCTGTGCCATGAAAATATTTTTACTTCCCTTTAGTCTACCTTCGATTCTTAGCCTTTTCTAATTCTCTTTCTTCTCGCTCTCCCTTTAACTCATAATAAGCAGCAAAATGTACCAACTCCGACTCCGTTAGTTCGTTTCGAAGCTGCCCTAATGTCATCCCTAATTCTGTTGCTAGGAAAAACTCAAAATATAACCAGCTATCCCCCTCTAGGCTTTTTTTGCTGAATCTAAAGCAACATCACCACCCAATTCGTGCAAGAAAAGCTCGATCTCATCCAAGACTTTTTCTGGTAACTCATAATGCAACTTCACAGAATCAGCATCAGCAAAAGCTTTAGTACCGTCTTCTAATTCCGCTAGTTGACAAAGCATAACTGTACTGATCTTCAAAGCATTGTCACTTTGAGCCGCTTCCATTGCTCTGATTCGGTTAGCCCTGGTCATAGGCTTGAAATATAGATCAACGACATGCTCCCCTTCCTTATTCTTTAACTCAAACTTACGGCGGTCACTTAACGAAAACGCTCCACAAATTAAATCAACTGTTCTTTTTTTACTAGCAGGCATTAACTTAATTATTTAGGTCGTTCCTATCTTACGCCTTTTTATACGATATTACCGAGGGATACATCACCAGAAACCTGGAAATCAACCGTGATAGTACTGGGGTCGCCCATTGTTGAGCTGTAGTTTGTGCTTGTCACGATACCACCAAATTCAATATAATTACTTCCATCAAAATACAATTTAAAATCAGCGCCAGCAGCAACACTAGGATCATCATCAGCAGTAACTACATCCTTTATCAAGGCCAAAGTATCACCACTAGCGGCGTTGTCATATAACAATTCGCATGACCCAGTAGCAGTAACCAACCCTCCTATATAAGTTCTTGAATTATCGCCTTGCTTAGTTGTGTCAATCGTTTCTTTTGTGATATTTAAAGACCAGCTCCTCGTATTAGAAACGATACCTTCAGAGCCAGACGCGCCAAAGTAAACAGATCCGTCCTCACCTTTTACAAACGCCATTAACTTACGGAATTACTATTGCAAACAGTCTACACAATATTGATCTTTTTTACAGGTATTCAAAAACTTCAAATGTAATAGATAAAGAAGTTTGATAATAACCTTCAGGAACAGCGTTAGCGATAATTTGCGGCCCAGTAGGAGCATCAAAGCGGACACCTGAGACTTCGATCCTGTTAAACAGATCCCTCAAACGCTTACCAATAGTAAAATTTGCCCCGCCACCGCTGCCTTTTGGTGTGAATACATTTAGCGTTACAAGTCCATCAATTCGGTTGCTTGAAGCAGTCGCGGCCCCTTGCGTAAGGTAAGAAGTGCTATTAAAAGTCAAAACACATTGACACCAACTTGAATTAGGAGTCGGAGTATAAGGAACATTTTGAAATACAACAGCCACAGGAGGTGTTGTTGCTAATTCTGCTTTTATTCGATCTTCAATCGTAGAACGAACTGTATTTAAATCAGTAGCAGCCATTTAAAATTTCCCCGAATTACCTAGATTACTCCACTGGGTCTTTGCCCAGTCGTTCAAGCCTTTTGCAATCGCGACAGGAAAACCAGGCACTGCGTTTTGCTTTGTTCTATACTGACCGCCCCAAGACCTTGGTAATCCAGTGCCGAACATAACAGGTTCAGCGTAAACCATGTTGTTTGTTATGTGATAATTATTTCCCGCTTTTTCCTGCCCTCGCCCATAACCTTCATACCTTTGAGGTGTTCGACTTAGGCGAACAGCGGCACTTGACGAGTCAGTAATCAAACGCGGCCTCTGTTTATCTCCTGTCGGTTGCATTCCTTCAGGAGTTTCCCCTACGCCATGAGTTGCTGGTCTGTTTTGACTAATAGTCCAAGCATTTCTCAACCTTCCAGTATCGACAGGTGTTGCAAGCTTCAAACGCGCATCACTCTCTAAGACCAAAGCATGCAAAAGAGCATCATGGGCCTTTCTAAGATGATCGCCCTCTTCTCCTAATTTAATGCGCGGCCCTTTCATATCTAAGACCTCAAAACTAATTCATAACTAATAGCGGTATTAGCCTGCTCAACTGTGTTAACGCTAATAATTTGATAAGTAACACTACTAATAATCACCCTATCAGCGGTTGAAGGTGTTGAAGTCAAACTTGACGCGGCAACAGTCAACCTCCTGTCACCCGATTGAATCAAACCTCCAACTTCCTTGGCAGTAACTCCCTTAATAAAACCTTTTACAGTTGTATCAGAAACACTATCAACGACTTTTCCGGTCGAGGTGTTATAAGTTCCAGGGGTGACACTCCTGAAAGTTACATTACCTCCGACAGCAGCCAAGACTTTTGCCGCTGCTTTCTTTAACCCTTGAGGTTTTAAAGGCATTACACTCGATAAGCAACGCAAGCGCCACTGGCTAAAGTGATGCTTGTAAAATCACCAAACAAAGAATAATTTGCAGGAAAAGTTTCATTAGCAATAGAATTACCTGTCAAATTCGAGCTTGCTGCTGAAACTTGTGTTGACTCATAGAAATCAATTCTTTTAAATCGTCCAGTGTGGGCGCTTGTGTCAGTGATTAGCTCACCACCTACCGCATAATCTGGTTCCGCGTAATTAATCATAATTAACTCCGTTTAATTGAAATGTTACCTGGCCCACTTATTCTAAGCCCTAAAAAGTAACGCTCGACCATTGGCGGAATATTATTGAACCAAACAGGGCCATACCTGTACGGCCCAATGTTAATGCCTCCGACTCCAACCGTTTGGTAAGACTCAAGACCTGTCAAATTTAAAGCCTCTTTGTTGTTATTCAGATAACAAGCCAAAACAGCCTGAGCTTTTTCTATTTGATCAGGGATTTCAGTATCAGTAAAATAATCAGTTGTAACTTTAAAAGGAAACCCCGTCGCGTAAGTATTGATATAACTATCAGGTTTTCTTACCCCAGTACGAGGCCATTGAAGTCCTTGAGTATCTGTTGCCTTCGCACCTAAAAATCTTTCGCGGTCTATCCGCTGCGTTGCAGTATATAAGGCTCGGTTCTTTTGATCGTCAGTAGCAGATCCCCAAGCAACAACATCATCATCTTCAATCAACCCATCAATTAACGTATTAGCTGATGACAGGGTTAGATAACTGTTTGCTGTCGCTGCTCCTGCTGTCGCCAGTATCGTGATTGCCATTAACCTTTTTTTTGCGTGGTTTTCTCTTTGTTTTTACTACAGGTTCAGAGACTACTACTTTCGCAGCAGCCTCCTTTTCCCGTAATCGCCTAAATGCGAACAATCCCATTAACCAGCCTTAAAGACTTGATAATTAAGGCCAATTGCTTCGCCTAAAGTACTACCAGTGAGATTAGTCACAGTGATAGCAAAAGAGCCAGCAGCAATTGAATTCGCTTGAACCATGTAGGCTCCAGCAGTTCCAGCAGATGCGTGATTCACAAGAACAGCGTCGAATGGAGTAACTTCACTGTTAGTAACAGTGAAAGAAACTTCAGTTGCAGCGGTAAGGTTTGCGTCATGCATAGTGATGACACCAGCCACCTTATTCAAGGTGACTCCAGTAGATTTACTTGTTTCCTGGGTTACAGATCCAGTTTGGTCTGACCCTACTCCGAGGGCGGCCCCAGCAGTAGCTTCAAAAATAGATGGCATAATTTAGTACCTCGCTTAATCGTAGTTAGAAACTACAGTTGCACGAACGATACCTAAGTTTTTGTCTTCAAAAACTTTTTCCCAGTTCGATGCAGTCTGTAAATCACTAACAGCAGGGTTAGTGGTCGAAACCTTCCAGCGAGAACCTAGAGGGTGATAACAATAGTGAGCGTCATAACTAACGGCATCTGATTTGGCGAGAATATCGCGATCAGATTCGATATCCAACGCTGCTTGCTCACCACTTCCTACACTTCCATTCTGGAAGAAGTACGCCGCAAACTCTTTATTTGGTGAAGAGCCTGTCTGCGTTACATCATCAGAAACGATGACATTTAAACCGCAGAAAGTAGGAACACGACCATCACCCGCGTAGGCGTTTGCCATTGTTCCGCCTGACTGAGTTGTGGATGTACCACGAACATCATTTACGCCGACATAATCGATGAGCTTCCTTTCGACCAAATCGAAATAAGTATTAGAGTGGATAGCAAGCGTTGTTAACTTGTCACCCTGTTCTCCTAACTTTGCTCTCGCAGCCGCAACTGTTCTTGCACTTAGAACAGTAGGAGCGTCACCACTTGCAGAATCAACGCACATATTAAAAAATGCGCTACTCGAAGTGTTCGCGTTCAAAGAACCAAAACAACCTTCTAAGCAAGCTAAAAGGTCCTTTTGTCTTTGGTTGGCAATGTAAGCAGCAAGCTTATTACCAATAGCGGCCATTGCATCAGAACCCGCTGCGATTGACGCAAGATCTCTTGCCTCAAATGCGCGACCTCTATGTAATTGCACACCTGTTTGCTTTCCAGTTCCAATCTTGCCTGGAGTTAAAGAAGT